TCAGCAACTTCTTCTATCGGATAAACTGGGGAATGAGACTCGTCTTGCGGATTGCCTGATAAAATATTGACAATCGCATCGCGGACTAATTCCTCGGGATGTATTGTCATCATGCTTCAGGGAATTTCTCGCTAAGAAAGAGGTGAAGTAGGCCAACGCCATCGGGTTGAATATCCCGAATGGCATAGCGCATCTGCCTGATGGTGATGGTATCCTTGCGCGTAGGTTTTGATCGAAAAGAAGTCTCGCGAATGGTTACCGAAAGAGCAACGGACGAGACCGAAGCCATACCGGGAGTTACCTCCTCGTGCGGGCTATCGAAAATGCCTATTACGACGTACTCCTCATCGGAGACCGGTCGAAAAGTGCATTCCTCAGCGAACGCATCCGTGTTCATAAACACGTTCGCTAAGTCCGCGTCCATCTGCTCCTTCAGGTTCACTTGCCCTTGCCTTTACCCTTTCCTTTAGGCTTGGAAGCCTCGGGGGCGGGAGCATTAGGCCGCTTGTCGGAATAGCCCTCCGGAGGGTACTTGTCGGCCGGATAACCGGATTTCGTCCACTCCTCCAGGGTAGGCCCGTCCGTACGCAAAGGAACCTCTTCGGCTTTCAAAGCCGCCAAAATTCCCTGTGCGATGAGATCGGTGATACCTTCCACGGTGATCAACTCTTCCACCGTATATTGGCCCAGTTGCCCCTTCGATTCGACACCGGCCGCAGCTAACGCTTCCGCGATAGCTTCGGTGATACCCGGAAGGGTTTGCAAGTCCGCGACGAGGTCATACTCCTCGACTTCCACTTCACCGGTCTCGGTATTGACCGTCGAAATAGAATCTCCCGGATCGCTGGGGAGAAGCGGAGCGGCGGGTTGCTCGTGCCGTGTTGCTACGTTCTTCTCCAAGAAATGAGGCACGTCCTCGACGGGAACATCGAGAACTGTGCCGGGAAGATGGTGCTCTGCGGGATTTCCGTAGAGCACACATTTGGTTAGGACGAGCTTTTCTGTTGCCATGGTTAGTTCACCGTGGCACAGAGGAAGGCATCCGATTGGTGCATCGCGATCAGCGGGGCTGATTGCAGCATCACCATCAAACGCGAGGGGTTGCGCTCGATCCAGTTGGTTGGGAACCGCTTCACGGCACCGGAGACCTCGAGGTCTTCGATCAAGCCATAATGGGCGGTGAACATGGCCTTCGTGCTGGCCAGGATCACGTTGTCCGGAAGGATCATGGGCTGATCGACGCCGTTGGCATCCTGATAGAACTCGACGTATTGGTAGCAGTCGAGGTTCTGCTCCTGCAGGTAGCCGATATACTTGACGCCGTTCGGCAGCATCTTGGGGTCCAGCTGGCCCGTCGTGACGCGCATCAGATCGAACTTCCCGCCGAGGACCGCTTCGCGATCTTTGAAGTTCTGCCAGGCTGTGCTTCCGAAGATCGCGATGTCCGGGTAGATGCCTGAAACCTTGCCCAGCTGCTGGGTCCAGGTTTCCAAGTTGGCCAACGGCGTGCCGGTGGTCTGCCCCCAGCGCGCGGTGGTCAGCAGTTGGATCAGGTTGGCCGAAGGCATGAGGAAGTCGATCTGCACACCGTTGTAGCCGTCGCCGGTGATCGTAACCTTGCCGGTTTGCAGGGCCTGCGCGACCTGGATTTCTTCGGCGCGCTTGATGGATTCCTCCATATCGGCCAAGTACTCGCCCACCTTTTGGGAGGCCAGCTGCTCGGGGCTCAGGTTGTTCTCGTAAATGGTATTCCCGGCCTGGCGCTGCCCCAGATCCTCGGGACCCATGGTTTTCATGGGCTTCACGGTCGGAGGGGTGTAGGAATTCGTGCTCCACCCATCGCGATCCATGACTTTGCCGGCCATGACCGGCTTGACGTAGGGGGCCACCCTGCGACGTCCCTTGATAATATCGATATCGAAGGAACGGGTGGTGTGGATCTTGACGCCGTTGATGAAGGTATCGTACAGCCAAGTCCGAACCGGCTTCATCTGTTTGAGAACGCCGATTAGGTCCCGGGTATCGTAAACCGAAACGTTGCCGCTCATTGTGTATGTCTCCTGTTTTCTCTAGAAGTTTTTCTCTGACGTTTCCGGGACTACTGCGCTACGCCCTTATGGGTGTGCAGGAAGATGCTCATGTCGCGGAGGGCCGCGCGATGGGTTTCCTTGGTATCGCTTCCGCCGAATACGAGGGCGTCCTCATTGTATTCGCCGGTGATCGCGTAGATACCGTCGAGGTCTCCGCTGGAGGCGTCGACGTTTTCCAACATCACGCCCTCTGGCGCGCCCGAGCCATCGATGTTGGCGCTGTTCACGATGACGGCCTTGCCGGAACCGGCCGCGACGGTGACCACGAAGGTGTCGCCGAGAATGAAGTCGGTCGCATCGGCGATGGTGAAGTTGAGGTGATCGCTGACGAAAGCTACGCCGACGTGCGCGATGCCGACCACGTTTCCGTTCGGCGCGATGATCGTGAAGTCGCCGGCGTTGGCTACGACTTTATCGCACCGGACTGTGTATGCGCCGGGAACGGTTTTCTTGCCCGCGGCCAACCCGCTCATCGCACCGGTTCCGGTATTGCCCGCGTGCGTTTCGCTGAGTGCGCCTACGGTTACGAGGCCGATGACGGTTCCGCGAACCAAATTCTGCCCGGAAAGGACGGTGACCTTTTTGGTGACCGGCTTGATCCGGACGTCCGAGATCAACTTGTCCGGGGTGAAAGTTCCGATTTGGGTTCCCATATTCAATTCCTCCAATTACTCTGAGTTTTGTTTTCCTCTGTTATTCCCCCGGATTACTTGGAGGTCTCCTTGTAGCCTTGCTTCGCGTCGGCCGCCGCCGCGGCTACCTTCACGTCCAGCTTGCGCTTGCCATCCGCTGCGGGAGCGACCGGGGCGGAAGGGCTTCCTACGCCTTCGGCCTGTACTGCCAAGCCTTCTCCGTCTTTCTGGAGGCCCGCTTGGATTTTGGCGCGGGCGGCTTCCTGCGCGTCCAGTACCTTGACGGCGACCATTTCCTTGGTCATGGAAGGGTTGAACTTGTGCTCGGCGACGACGGCCTCGGATCCCGGAACCTTGATCGCTTCGATGGACTTGATGCGCGCGTTTTCCTGATCGATGCCGGCCTTGATGCCCGCTTCCTTGCCTTGGGCGAAAGCCTCGGCCTTGGCCTTATCCAGCTGCTCGGCGGTGAAGGTTTGGGTGGCGTTCTCTCCGGACATAATGATTCCTCCTGTTCGATTTTGTTTCATGGAAATGAGTTGAGAAATGGTTCCTTCCATCGTCCCAACCGCATCGGCCATCTTCGCGGATACCGCTTCTGAGGCTATCAAAAGACCGCCCTGTCCGAAGGTTTTTAAAACGACGTCAGCCGATACCCCGCGATTGCGCGCTACGGCGTTGACGAAGACTTGGCCTAAGTCGTCGACCATTTTTTGAATCTGCCCCTTGCCACCTTCGGTGTCGGGGTTCAGCACTTTCTTGGGGGAAGCGGACGAGACGAACTCGTAGCTCTTTACACCGGGCTTATCCGATTCCTGTTTCCATGCCATTATCGTTCCGATGGAACCGAGTAATGCGGTCTCGGATGCGATTACTTTGTCCGCTGAACTTGCGATCCAATATGCGGCCGAAGCGCCTAATCCCTGTACGAAGGCATAGACCTTTTTCTTTTTACGGGCGTCAAACACCATCTGGGAAAACTCGGTGTTCCCGTTCACCTCCCCGCCAGGGGAATCAATTTGCAGCACGATCGCGTGAATCTTGGGATCGTCCATGGCAAGTTGAAATTCCTTCGCGAGCATTTCGTAAGAGGTGGCCCCGGAGATTTCCATAAAGAGATTTGCGCGGGCGAAGAGCGGGCCGAAGACATCCAAAATTGCAACACCATCCCGTTGACGAGTCCTCGCAGCGTTTTCGAGATATTTATCTCGCTTCGCCGTGATGGATTGGATATCGCTGAAACTTCTATCGGCAATGCCGATGATGGTATCCAGCTTCTCCGGGATAATGGCCCAACAATGAGAATGAATCCAATCGAGAGCGCCGCTCATGCTTTCCTTTACTGCCCCGCCGGTGCCGTCTTACCAGGCTCGTTGCCCGATGTAATGCCTACAGCCGCTGCGGGGATAATGAGTCCCTTGGATTTAAGAAGGGCTTCTTCGCGGGACCTACGCGAAACCGTGGCTCCCCAATCACCACCGTCGTAGGCGATTTTTTCGTCTTCGTAAGTCGACAAGGTGTTCTGGACTCGCATCACGGACGCGTTGGTTTCTTTGAGCGGGTCGAGTTGTCCTTGACCTGGGCCGGTCCATATTGCGGCAGACCATGCGCAACGGATCATCGGGTCGTCGAAAAATCCAGGGGCATCGATGCGGCCAAGAGAAACGGCCTCTGCCAACCATTCCTCGTATACAGGCTGACAAAGCGCACGGGAAAGCCATATCCGTTGCTCACGAAACCATTTCCAAGCCTCGATCAGTGCCGCGCGCGATGCGCTATAGGAGGCCGTAAAATGCTGCATTACGACTTCAAAGGGCATCCCAATGGAAGCTCCGATTTGTTTAACCAATGCCTCGAAATACGGCGCGTATGCTGCATTTGGCCGGCTTGGTGCAGCCGTTTCGATTGTCTCACCTTCGGCCAAAGTCACGACCGTACCTTGACCGAGTTCCAATTTGTTCTCGTCGGAAGGGCGTGCATCCTTGTTCACGATGCTTTCGTTTTCACCCGTTCCTGATGTATCGCCGGGGTAGAATCCGTCACCGAAAGGATTTTCTCCGGTCGGCGTAGTGATAAAAACCGTGTACATGGCCGCGATCACGGCAGCCATTAACTCGGCTTCATCCAACCTCGATAACTGTTTCAGTTTTTCGATGACAGGAGCGAGAATAGGCATCCCGCGAGATTGGCCCACCCGTTCGCGAACCAGCAGATGGAGAACATTACGCCTTCCCGTTTCGGCCCCGAAAGCAGGAATCTTTTCCCAGGTGTAATCCCAAGTATTGATCTCGCCTGGGTGGGTCTTGCGGAAATGATAGAACGCAGGTGCGCCGTTCTTATCGATTTCGATTCCGCCAGCGCACGCGGGGGTGTCCGCAGCTTCGTTCTCGTTAAGGCATTGATCCCCTTCGACGAGTTTTACCTTCAGGCTATACGGCGATGACTTTGTCTGCACCATCGGAAGAAGGGCGAAGACGTCTCCGTTCATTAACGTGGAGAGAAAAGCAAGTGCCTGTAGATCATAAAAGGTTTGGGTGCGGGTAATATCACATTCCTGCGAACCGGCCCAATGCCTGAATTCCCGCTCCGTCTTCTTTTCCCAGGCATCCGCTTCCGGATCCGACATCCCCAAGAATTCCCGGTCGATACGGCTTTGCATTTGCAAGCCAGGGCCAACGACGTTGGTTTTGGCACGCCGAAGGATGGCCGTGGCCACCGGGGTATTCATGCATAAATCGCGGACGGCAGCCCGCGAACCAGGCAAAACGGACAAGGAATCCGCATTTGCCGAGCCCATGGAGGTAAACCAACCTCGAAGGGCTTGTCGATTTTGCCCGGGGATGCGGTAACCGGGTGAATTCCCGCCAGCGAACCGCGAAGGATTCCCGACGAATTCCATTGCTGCAAAGCCCATGCGGGCCTTTAAACGCTTTTCGCCTTGGAGGGGATTGAAGGCATGAACGATTTTATCGAAGAGATTGGGCTTTACATAAAGGCCCCCTGCGGCTTTACGGGACTTATCCACATCCCGAATAATAGCACTAATGCCAATTTGATAGTAATAAAACCAAATTTATGGATTAGTGATTTTAATTACTAATTAGAAATCCCTTGGTATTATTCTAGTTACTCTCTGTGATTTGATCAGACCCGATCTTTGTCCCCATTCCTGTCTTCCCTTACGAATATCACGAAGGTCTTCTCTGGTTAACATACGGGTTCCGATCTGATAAGATTTCCCCGTTAATACCGCGACTTCGGCCTTCATATACTCGGTGTACATTTCGAGTGCTTCTTCTTTAGATCCAGGTGTTGCCATAATTTCCTCCTCCGTTAAATTTACGACACCCCGGGCGAGACCTGCCGTCTAACCTTCCGATGAGTTGCATTAGGCATTTGTCCTAATAACCTGCTTCGCAGTAAATCAAAATTAGGATTCACGATATTTAGTGCGGCGATTGCGTAGCAGCGACAATCCAGCGGCTCGTTTCTTCGACCAGTAGGAAGTACCCACCCGATAAGCATTCTTCCTAAAACTCGCCGAGGCTCCGTTCTTTCCGCAGTTAGCTTTTGGAAGTGATCTGGATCATATTGGTCTTTTATTGGAAAATGGCAATAGCCGGGTCCAGTCGATCCATCCTCTTCTCGTTCCACACGAAGTTGGCCGTATATCTTCGATTTAATTTCATCGACGTAAGCCAGGAAAAGAAAAACTCGGTGCTCCGCGATGCGTTTTTTCGGACGATTGATTAAACCTAACCCCCATCCCGGGCGTCCCTTCACTGGGAAGATACGTCGGTGCTCGCGCAATTTGCAGAAGTTGTAAACGACTTTGGCGCGAAACCCGGAGTCAACTCCAACGGCTGAAAGACGCATGAATTTTCCAGATTCATGCGCCCAAGACCTGAGCAAAAACTCATCGAGTTTTTCCCATACATCAGCGAGTAGTGTATCCCCCAGGAAGACTTGATAATCGATCGACCAACTTTCCTCTCCGGATCCCCATCCAACCACCTCGATTTCGATGCGGTTTTCCTGCACGTCTACCCCTGCGGTAAGGAGCAGGGCTTTCATCGGCACTTCGGCCTTATAGTATTCTCTGCGGGCGGCAAGGCCGGTGTAATCGATGGCTTTACCGGACACGGTCCATGTTT